TCACTGCCAGTGAATCTGTTGCTGGCCTGACGTTGTCGGATGCGGTGCCGCTGGTACTACTACTCCCGGTGATACAATACAGCGCTCGACCGTTTCAGTGGTCACAAACGTCGCGCTGCAGTTGATGTTTGTGCACTGGTGATACCGCTCTTTGGTCGTGTCAGTAAAATAGCGACTTGTGCGGGCGTGAGCGGCAAAATGGCATTTTGGACAGTGAAACATGGCGAGCACCTCATTTAATTTCTGATGAATTAATTTTACTCACTTTATTCTTATATAACAAACAGTTAAAAACAAATCACTGCGTTAATTCTTCGCTTTCGTACCCCACATCCGAAACCTTAACCTCAAGCTCTAAGCCCGTCGTGTAGCCGTTCCCGTTGAGGTTATGCACCACCCGGCTGATTATCCACGCCTGATCGTCTATGACGCGCTTAAACCCTTTCACCGCGATTGGCGTTTCAGGAAATAAATCTGCCCGGCCAATCGCCAGCGAGATTGAAAACTCCGCAACGCCGCGCTGCAGCTTGTCCCACTTCGCCTGAGCGGCGCGCATGGCCTGCGCTTTTGTCGCGTAGATTGTCGTCAGCTCCAGCACGTTATCAGCCTCACCGGCCATATACTCACCCTCGCGCGCTTCCTGCTCTTTTTTGGATTTGGCCTTTGCCGGGGCTTTGGACGCTTTCGGGTGCTGCAGCGCGCGGAGGTGCTTCACTTTGGGCTTTCGCTTGAGCTTTACCTTTTGCTTTTGCGGCTTCGGGTCTTTGGTGTGCAGCCATTTCGCCGTAACGCCGGTATAGGCTTCCCGGTCAGCAATGGCAAACTGATGTCGATCGCCGTCGCCGCGTTCTATGGTCATCTGCGGAATGGGCTTCCCGCTGGCCGTTTTGCCGCCCCCGGCTTTCAGAAATAACAATTTCCCCGCTTTGACCGAAACCGCCGCCCCGTTCCGGTCAGCCAGGCGGGACAGAAACACTGCGTCGGATTCCTGCGACTGGTCAATGTGAGGCACGGCGATCGCTTTCAGCGTATCGGCCACGCTAGCCTCAAGCTTATTGCGTGCCGCAATCGTCTCCACTATTTGCCCGAGCGTGGTGTCATGCCATGACTGTTCCCGGCGTGAGTTCAGCGTCCCGCGAAAATCGGCACTGCGCCCCCTGATAGTCAGCGTATCAGGCGCGCCCCTATGCTCGATTTCGTCGACCGTGAACGTCCCTTTCTTTAACAGCGCCGCCCCCTGCCAGCCTAACCACAGCGTTAACGTTGCACCACGCGGTGGCATTGCGATCTGGCCGTCAGTGTCATTGAGCTCGATATCGAGCTGGTCGGCCTCAAATCCGCGATTGTCGGTCATGGTCAGATTGATAAGACGGTCGCTAAAATCCTGCGTGATATCCTCGTTATCCAGCTTGAGCATAAACGCCGGGGCAATCTTCGCCCCTGCCTGAATATCCATTCCCGTAATCATCCCGCCAGCCCTCCCAGCCAGTTACCGGCAGACGTGACCAGATTGTCGGCCTGCGTCTGCAGATCGCCATAAATGGCCGCCAGCGATTTATCGACCCGCTTAAGTGACAGGCTAAACTCGATTTTTCTTGCCGCGCCGTCGCTAAATAACTCAGTGTGGGTGTGCGTCACTTTGTCGATGATATACATGCCGTGGATCATTCCCGTTCCGTCAATCAGCGGCCATGCTCTGCCCTCATCGGCCATAAGCTCGACAGCCGTCAACGACAGGCGGCCGCCGGTGATTTCGGGGTAGAGGACGCCCGACAGCGTGCGCGTGGTTTCCCCTTCTCCGAGATACTGGTAAGCCGGTGGCTTGCCGATACGGTCATTCGACGCCCAGCGATAATCCTTCGAATATTGCATAGACTGGTAGGGGAGCGTATGGCGCTCAAATACAAATAAACCTAAAACCATTAACATGCTTTATCCCCCTCAGTCATGACGCATACTTGAGCGCTGACGTGCACGGTTTTCCCGGTCGAGTTTATCGACAGCCTCGCGGAGCTGCCGGTCAAGGTCGCTTCCCGGCGCGATACCACCATTCAGGTGAATGTTGTATTCGGGCTTGCTCTGATCGACGTAGGTCTTTCCGGTGGGTGCTGTTACTGGCTGATACTGATAACCTCCATATGCAGAGGTTGCCGGAATATAAGACCCACTTTGCGCGCCGGTGGCGGCATTGGCTTTTGCTGCCGTCTGGTCAAGGTCGCTCGATTCTTTATTGATAACCCCGAGCTTTTCCAGCAGCCAGTTAACGCCGGTACGTAATGTATTAAAGCTTTTGAGCGGCAACATCAGCGCATCGGCCAGTGCTTTACCAAACGTCACACCGACATTTTTGCAGCGGTCGAGCGTCTCCTGCGTCGCCTTAACCGGCGCTATGAGGTCTGTAAACCACTGCCAGACCCCGCGCAGTTTCTCGACGATGGAATCAAACACCGGCGCGAGCGGTGCAAAGACTTCCGCCACCGGCGCAAATGCCGCTTTAAGCCCCTCAACCACGCCGGAAAAGAATGCGCTGATTGGCTCCCAGTATTTACGAATCAGTAGAGCACCAGCCACAACAGCGGCGACCACGGCCACCACCGGCAGACTGATTGCGCTAACTGCAGCGACAATGGCACTTCCTGCAGTGGTGAAAACGACACTCAGAAGACCGGCTGCAGCAATAATCCCGTTTATCCCGGCAATGACCGGCCATGCAATCAGCCCAATCCCGCCCAGCACGCCGACCAGCGCCAGCCCACCGGCAACAAGGTTAAACAGGGTTTGCGTCAGCTCAGGGTCTGCTTTCGCCCACGCTGCCACCTTGAAAAGCCAGTCTGTCGCGGAAACAGTCAGGCGGCGTAGTGCTGAATCTTCTTTTTCGAAAACCTCAATCTGCAGGTCTTCCCATGCTGACTGCAGGTTTTTCAGATCGCCGTCGAGGTTATCCGTTTGTATTTTCGCAATGCGCTCGGTCGTGCCTTTTGAGTCGCGGATTTGCTGGCGCTTATTATCGAGCGAGCCATCACCGGCAGCGGCGACGAGTTTAATCGCCCCTTTCATGGCCTCCTCGCCGAAAATCACTTTCAGATATTCGCCCTGCTCAGCCGTACCGAGCTTATTTTTCATAAAGGACTTATGAATATCTTTGAGGATTTTCTCGACCGGCAGCATATTCCCTTTGCCGTCGCGGGTTTTTACGCCCAGCTCAGAAATTGCCTCTACGGCTTTCCCCATTGGCGCTTGCAGGCGGTTGAAAATGGCACTCGCACCCGTACCGGCCATCGAGCCTTTAATCCCGTTATCAGCCAGAATGCCGAGCATGGCGGTCGTGTCTTCAATGCTCGCCCCTGCGGCCTCTGCGATTGGCGCGACATATTTCATCGCCTCGCCCAGTTCGACAAGGCCGGTATTTGATGACGTAAAGCCTTTCGTCATCACATCCGCGACGCGCTCAATCTCAGTAGTCGGCAGGTTAAATGCCGACTGCATGTTGGTGATAATGTCCGCGGCTTCTGCGATATCCACGTCAGCCGCGAGGCTCAGGTTTACGGTCGAGCCGGTAGCGGCCAGCACGTCATCGGCGTTATAGCCCGAGCGTGCAAGCGTGGTCTGCGTGCGCGCAACATCACCCGGTGAAAAGGCCGTAGTCGCACCGATATCGCGCGCCTGTTGACGAATGGCCGCGAGCTTGTCGTCGCCCTTATCGAGCCCGAGGATTGCCTGCGTGCCTGACATTTGTTTGTCAAAACCGATGCCCGGCGCAATAAAGCGTGACGCACCATAAAGCCCGGCGGTAGCCACCCCAACGCCCACCATCCCGGCATTACGCGCACCGGCGGCGAGCTGTTGCCCGGATTCATAGCGGCGTTTTACCGCGCTGAGTCTGGCCTGTTGCTGGCTGACGCGCGCAAGCGCATCACGTTGCCGGTTTAGCTGTGCGGTCGTCTCACTGATGCTGGTTTTCAGGCGGCGCTCATCCGCCGAGAGAGTACGGGTGTTAATCCCGGCCTGCGCGAGCTCGGTGCGCTGGCGCTGCACCGACTGCCTGAGGCTGTTGTATTTGAGCTGCAGGTCAGCGGCGGATTTCTTTGCCGCCTCCATCGCGCGCGCCTGTGCGGTTGTGGGGTTCTGCGTGTTTTTAAACTGCACGGCCAGCGCGGCGGCTTCCTGTTTCGCCTTGTTAAGCGACTGGCCGGTCACGGCAAGCTGTGCACTCGCTTTCCTGAATCCGTCAATCCGGGACGCCTGCGCATTCAGATCGCGCAGGCTGTTTTGAGAAGTGCGGATGTCGCCAGCAAGGGTCTTGCTGGCATTCTGGATAGCTTTAAGCGGTCGGCTTGCCCGGTCTACTGCGTTCAGCAGTACCTCAATCCTGACGTTATTGCTCATGGTAGTGTCCGCTTCGCTGCAGCGCTTTTTCGCGCCATGTGATGAGCTCGGTCACGCTCAGGGAATTCAGCTCTGATGGCGGCCAGTGAAATATCACCGCGATATCCGCCATCAGGTCATCGACCGAAAGGTTTTCCGGGAAGGTCAGCGAGCCGAAGATGGCGACAAAAAACCGACCACCTTACCGGCGAACAAAATCAGGTCTGACGCTTCCAGACGCATGACCTCATGCTCGGTCAGTGCCGGGTACGTCATACGCGGCAGCACCTTAATCAGCGCATCGACGTCAGAGTTAGCCAGCGAGGCCAGACTCACACCGCGCAGGGTTCCCGCGTTGGGTTTGGTCACGGTCACCTGTTCGATTTTCTGCTCACCGCGCATGACCGGGTTATCGAGGATCACAATGTTCGGGTTTTCGGTTTCGTTGATTTCGTTGATGTTTTCCATGGTGTTGCTCTCTTTGAATGTGAGTAAGTGACCGGCCAGCCTGGCTGACCGGTTAACGGGTTACAGGCCAATCGCCCGGCGATGCTCTGCGAGACGGTCGACGCCGTCGACTTTCATCACCATGTTGACGACGTCAATCTCGATGACCTCTTTGCCGTCGATCGTGAGCTGGTAGTACGAGCACTCGGTCGCGATTTTGGTCGTGCCGCTTTCGCCCTGTTTGTTTTCGCCGCCGTCGTACTCCTTGTGACGGCCACGCATGACCACCTCAACGGCAGAAATTTCGCCGGTGTCGTCGCGCTGGAATGAGCCGGTGAAGCGCAGCGGCACGCTGTCGGCACCCGGTGACGCGTACTGCGCCCACAGCGCAACGTCAGGTAGACCGCCCAGCGTCCACTCAAGCGACAGCGCGTCGTCGTCGAGACCGAGGTCAACCGACACCGAGCCCGGCATCCCGCCGCCGCGATATTTTTCAAGCTTGCGGGTCAGCTTTGGCAGGGTGACGGATTCAACGACGCCCATGTAGCTGAGACCGTCGTTAAACATATTCAGGTATTTCAGTTTGCGTGGTAACGCCATGCTCTGAGCTCCTTAGCTGTTGACCGAGTCTGACAGGTCTGCCAGATAGGTATCGGTGATGCGCTGGCGCAGGGTCAGGTTTTCCAGCGGCGGGACGGGGGTGTAGTCGTAATCGATATACAGCTTCCCGGCTTTCAGGGTTTCCACGGTGTTTGACTCCGGGTCGTACCAGCATGAGCCGTCAACGATATAGCCGTTATTTTTCAGCTCGCGGAATTTGGCATTGATACCGGCGACGATGTCGCGGATGAGCGTTGCGGAAACGGGTTTATCCATCGCCCACGCGTGCGCCTCTGCCATCGTGTCGGCCAGCACCTGCGCCGTGCGGGTGTAGTTTTCAAACACGAATAACGGATCGTCCGAGCAGGTGCGGTTGCCCCAGAACTTAAAGCCGTCGTTGCGGATGAGCGTTGTCACCCCGGCCTGATTCAGCAGATTGGCGTCGGTGGCCTGCTCCTGCAAATCCCATGATACCGAGGCGCTGACGCCGGTGACGCCATTCACGCCGACATTGGACAGTGTTTTGTGCCAGCCGGTCTCCTGGTCGATTCTGGCACGCAGGCCGAGTGCGCGGGCGGTCGCCCATGCAATATCGGTTTCGTTCGCCGTGGTGTCCCATGCCAGAAAATCAGGGTGAATGACCATCAGCTCACGCTGGCTGAAATTCTCGCGGTATTTGATGGCGTCGGAAATGGTCTTGCAGCCCCACGCGCTCACATAGCCGAACGCGCGCAGGCTCTGGCAGGTAGAGGCAAGCGCGGTCGCCACCTCCAGAGAATCCAGCCCCGGCACGCCGAGAATGCGCGGCTTAACGCCGGTGACGGTTTTCGCGGTTAACAGCGCTTTGAGCCCGGTGTAATTGCCGTTTTCGTCGGTCGTGCCGATGATGTTGGAAATCGTCTCTTTTTGCGCCGCTTCCGGGTCTTCCGGGTCGTCGAGACCTTCGGGAACGCGCACCACCACAATGACCGGCTTGCACTGGTCGGCAATGGCCTGCAGGGACTTCGCCAGCGTCCCCAGCTTACCGGCTTTTGCGATAGCGCTCTGCACGCTGGTAATCAGCACCGGCTTATTAAAAGGGAATGTTGCATCGTCAGCATCGCTGGCCGTGCAGACCATGCCGATGATGGCCGTCGAGACGGTGGAAATGGTGCGCGTGCCATCGTTAATCTCGATGACCTCAACGCCGTGATGATAGTCGCCCATCTGTTTAACTCCGTGGTTAAGGGGTGCGACTATTTTCTGTTGTGTGCTGCGCGGGTGCGATGCGAGGCCGTTGGCGGAGGAATGAAACAACAAACAAAAGCCCTCCGGGTGGAGGGCTTCGAATTATTCAGGTAGCAAAGGCCAGTCGACCGGACCGGTGACGGATTCAGTGGGGATATTCTCCACCTCGTCAATGTAATCGAGCACGCTGTTTAACTGCGCTGTTTCCGCATCGCTGAGCGCGCGCCCGGCCTGCAGCTTGAGCTGAATCACGCTCACGGACTGCATGGCGTTGCCGATTAACATCTCCTTTTGCGCTTCTGCGATGGCCGGATAATTAATTTCAACGGCCTGCAGCACGGGCTGGCCGTACTCATCCGGGACAATCGAGCTCCCTTTAGCCTGCCCCTCAATTAAATACTGATACCACCGGCCTGATATCGCGCTGGCATCTTCAGGCCATCCGGCACCGGCAATACACGCCGGTTTATCCGCCTCAAAATAAAAGCCCTGCCTGCTTGCACTATAATAAATTTGATTGTCCATTCAGTACCCCACAGCCTTAATCAATGCGGCAACCTGCCCGACGCTGCCGTAAGCCCTGTTAGCCAGTACGACGCAGCCGGTGTTAGTTTTTGAAATAAGCTGGAACATCCCTTCAGTATCCTTGTTGTTATTTACGTTCAGGGTTCCCACCTCAACATGCAGACAGGCATTCGGAAATGCTTTCGGGAAAGTAATCGTCTGCGTGGCTTCGCTGGTCATGGTCGCCCCCTGACACCACTGCTCGATAATGCCGGTACTCCCGCATTGCCACCAACCATTAGCCGCTTTAGAGGCTGAGTTTGGCGCACCGTATGAGCCTTTTGGCTGGAATCGCCCGTCACTTTCGGCTTTCGTGCAGACGCTGGTTTTTGCGGCGTAACCATTATCTGACTCAGTCTTGGTGTAGGAATCACCGGTTTTTGCCAGATAAACAACGAGACTACTACCAGCGTGACGCATATAGGGGCGCGTGGCATCACCAGAGGCAAAACCGGCAATATAACAGCCATCCTTCTGGATATAGCGGTCATCAAAGTTACTGAAGTTACCCGGATAAATCCGCCCAGGCGCTGAAAAATTGCCATTGACATCCCATTTAAAATTTACATCTCCACTACCGCTTCCTTTCATGTGCAGATGCCATGAAATGACATCGCCGGAAACCAGAGAGCCCATGGAAAACGCCCAGGAGTTTTTCCCGTTAATGGTGGCGAGCTGTTTAAGCGCCGGATGGTATTCACTCGCCCCGGCGGTGATGTAGTTGTTGAAAAATGGCGCTTTCGTGTCATATTGATTAGCCCAGCCATAATTTCCGCTATAACCCGCCGTAATTTCTTTAGACACGCTCACAGTATCGGTTACGGTCAGCGGCGACTCGGAGACCACTGCCCCCGTACCGAGGCTGACGCGCAGGGGGCGAAGCGCGTTATAGTTGCCGAAAGCATCCCCTTTATTGGTCAGCATCAGATAAAGGTTGTTGCCGTCATTGCGCCAGAATGCGCCGTAGTCACCATACGCCATTCTGAAACCATTCGAGGATGTGCTCTGGACTTCTGCGCCCACTTTGAGCACGCCGCTCATCGTGTCGCCCTTTTTATCTACTGCGCCGACATCCGCCGGGGTGGGCTTATTCTTGTCCGTATAAACATACTGATAACGGAAGGTTGCCCCGTCATCCCACCTGACCGCAATTTTACCGTTAGTATCTGCCGGGATGATAACGTGGCGCGTATTGTTAACGCCTCCGCCATCCTGCTGAAGCGCAAAGGAATAGGCAAACGGACCGCCGGAAACGGCATGTGACCAGAAACCTGACGGCAGTCCCGCAGGAATGCTGTCATAACTGCTGTTAGCGGCCTGTTTGCTTCGTGGTGCTACACCCCCGAGCCCCATCCAGCCCACCACCGGCACCCGTCCTGCAGTTGTGTCGTCTTTTGCCGTCACAATATCGAGCGTGGCCGACGTGCCGAGCGTCTTTTTGAACGCAGTCAGATCGTCACTGACCGCTTTAACGGCTTTCGGCGTTGCGGCAAGGCTATCCGACGAGCTGTTAGTCGCGTTACTGAGCTGAACAATACCTTTTTGCGCCGTGGTGGCGTCCTGAGCCGTGTATTTTGCTTTAGCAAGGTCATACGCTGCCTTGACTGCTTTCGGCGTTGCTGCGACGCTCTCAGACGCGCTGTCGGTCGCATTGCTTAACTGCGTAAACCCCTTTGCGTTGAGCGTGGCGTCAGGATGACGGCGGGACTGCTCATGCTCTGCGATTTTATCGTCGACGTAGTCCTGCGTTGCCATGACCGTTGAGGTGTCAATCGTCAGCTCGACCGACTCGATATCGCTGACCATGATAACCATTCGCACGGTCTGCGCGCGGCCTGAGCCTTCCGCCAGCGCTGGCTTGTAGCTTTCCGCCATGTTGCCGACCGCAATCAGCGTGCCGGTGTCGTCATAAAGCCCCATTTCACGCATCCAGAAGCCGCCGGTTTCAGGCGGGATAAGCAGCTCCGCGACGACATAATTTTTGTTTTTCTTGTCCTGGCTGATTTTATTCAGGGAATGACGCCAGACCTCATTAACGAGTTTCGTCTGATTTGGGTCAGGCACCGGCAGCGTACCGCCACCGTCACCGATGGCCATCGCCGTAAAATTGACTTTCTTCCCGTTCGGGACGGTCGCTGCGGCCAGCTTAATCGCACCGGCTATGGTGATGACCGTTTTATATTTCACTGTCATTGTGTTCTCACTTACCCGGGGTAAACCGTGATGATGTCGCCGTCATAGGTCAGGGCTCCGGTGTAGAGGTGGCCGGGGATGTCCTGAATAATATTGAGGCCGATAAGATGGCGGCTGGCTGGCTTTGCATCGGCAATGAGCCGCTCCATCTCGTAATACATTTCTTCGGTGATGCCGGTCTCTAACACACCGATATCGAGGCGAAACGTGCCGGGCGGGTCGTTGGTCTCCCACCACTCAGTAACGTTAATCAGATAGCCGAGCGGCTCAACCACGCGACGCACCGCCCCAATCGTCCCCTTGTGCGCATGGATAAACCACGCCGCGCGGATCACTTCGCGCTTTGTGGCCTCCGGCCAGTTCTCATCCCAGCGGTCAACGGAAAACGCCCACGCCAGCCACGGCAGCAGATTTGCCGGGCAGTCGTCAGGACTCCAGAGGCGACGCAGCGGAACGGGGGTATTTTCAATCTCAGCGCAGGCGCGCGCCGCCGCCACCTCAAGCGGTGACGAGCCCACCGGCAGCAGGCGGGTATCATTCATCGTTGCCCCCGATCGTCACGCCGTACTCGCTGCACCATGACGCTTGTGTGTCATCGAGCACGATGTCGGCCACCGGTTCGCCCAGCTCGACGCGCTGCACACCTTCGACGTGGAGCGCGGCATAAATCGCTGATTTGCGGATATCGCGCCCGAGGCGGTGCTGCGCGGTGATATACGCCTGCAGCTTTGTTTTTGCCGCACTCAGCACCGGCTCACTTTCGGGGCCGGGGTAAAGGTAAAGCGATGCGGTAATTTTATAGTCGACAATGTTCGCCGACTGCACGGTCACGCGGTCAGCGACCGGCCTGACGTCTTCATCATTCAGCGCGGTGCGCACGATGGCGAGCAGCTCGTCAGACGCCACACCGTTATTTTCGCGTGACAGCACCGAGACCGTGACACACGCAGGCGCGGGACTGATGACCGAAATATCGGCGACCCGCCCGTCAGCGCTGCGACCGTGAAACTGATAGGAGCCGGTAGAGCCTGCGGTACTCAGCCCCTCGAATGCCTGTTGAATGCGCAGACGGTAGTCGGTGTCCGACTCCATCACGGCAGGCGTCGGCGGTAACGTCGTGTCGTCTGCAGGGGTGATGACAAGGCGCTCGACGTTGTAATTTCCGCCTATCTGGTCGAGGTCTGCGCCGGTGGCGTAGGCCAGCATGACCGCGCGCGCGGCCTCGTTGACGCGCTGTCGCCAGATAACTTCCCGGTAGGCGTTTTCCTGCAGCAGCTTCACCAGCGGCTCAGACTCAAGCGACAGCGTGCGCGCGACAGCGTCCTGCTGGTCTTCCGGGTACAGCGAGACGAGCGTCGCCTTTCGTTCGCTCAGGATGGTTTCATAGTCCAGTTCCTCCACGACGTCAGGCGCGGCGAGCTGGTTAAGGTCAACAATTGCCATAGCGTTTAACTCAGTGGAATAGTGAGTGAAAAAGGTTGGCCGCCGGTGGAGCGGGTGCCGGTGATATCGACATACAGCCCGCCGTCGGTCTCCGACCGTTCAAAGGTGATGGTCGAGAGATTTACGCGCGGCTCCCACTTCTGGATCGCGGAATAGCACGCGGCCATAATCTGCAGGCGCAGCGCCGGGGTCTGCGGCTGGTCAATCATCTGCGACAGGAGCGAGCCATATTCACGGCGCATGACGCGTGAGCCAACCGGCGTGACCAGAATGTCGCGCACGCTTTGCCGGATATGCTCAACCTCAAAGATACTGAGCCCGGTCTGGCCGTTCATTCCCAGATAACGCACCGTCATTGCGTCCCCTTAGTCCAGCTTCCGCCGCTCTGTACGTTGCCGTGCGCGTGGTTATCCACCTGCACGCCGTTTGATATCAGTGTCCCGCCGGTGTGCTCGATGTTCCCGCTCATCTTCCCGCCTTTCTGCACTTCGAGCGTGCCGGTCGTCAGCTTGTTGGTGCAAACCACCTCCGGCGTATCGAGCGTGATGCGGCTCGACGCTTTCACCAGCACCACCGGCACGGTGGCCGTAATGGACTCAGACGCGGTGACGTATGCGGTTTTGATGCCTGACACAGTGAGCGCGCCGTTTTCGGGCTCGTACTCGATAACCGCCCCGTCAGGAAAGGAAACATGAAGCGCATCAGGGGAGGCAGACGGCGCGGGATGGTTATCCGAGAAAATGCCGGGCAGCACAAATGCCGTATCGAGCTCGCCGCCGACAGCAAGCAAAAGCACCTGCTCGCCAACAGATGGAGCCCACCATACGCGCGAGCGACCGGCGCGGCAGGTCAGCCAGTTGAGCCAGGTGGTTTCCATGCCGCCGGTCTGGACACGACAAAGCCCCTCGTCGTGGTCGACATCGGTCACGATGCCGGTGCGGATAAGGTTGCGGATCGCGCGTGCGATTTCCTGCAGAGAATTTAGATTATTCATGGGGAAAGGATGTCGCCGGGGGAGGCCAGCGGCAATCCTTTGTAATTTTATGGGGCATGGTACAACGAGAATGCTTAAAACAAATCAACAAAAACATTCTCGGTTTATTCGTTAATAAATACCGAGAAACATTTTTCACTTCCAATTAATCGTTCGCCATCCCAAAAAGAGACATACATATGATGAAGTCCTTTATAGGAGGTATCCTCCCAATGCTTTGCAAAATAGCGCCCTTCTGAATACTTAGCATTTTCATATTCTTCATGATTGCCATTATTTTCTGTTTCAGATGCTTCGACACCTGTATTGACGACTCTAAACCTGAACCGTGGATTCGAGTAGGCTACTTGCGAGTAAAAGTAACCTTTAAAGGATATACCCATTCCTTTTTTGATAATTCTTGAGCATGGATAATACTCATCATCTGAAACATCATCTTTGTTAACCTTCAAACTTGCTCTAACATTTAACTCGCCAACTTCTTCAGAAGTTGGCAGCAATTTACAGTAGTGTTCATTATTTAAAACAAACTGTTTATAATTTATCGGCTTCCCACTAGCATCACGATAATTCGGGGTGATGTATTTCACCTCAATCACCTCACTACCTTTTAATTTAGTTTTAACTGAGAGTTGATTGTCATCAAAACCTAGAAGTTTTGCGAGACTATCCCCAATCATAATTGAATTCTTAGGGGCTTTTTGTTGAAGTTTAGCAGCAACATCAACAAAAAAAGAAGTAGCAGTTACTTCCTGACTATCCATATACCCGTACTTACCCCACACAACTTGTTCATCTGCTCCATAATCAATTCCAATCCTTATACCTAGATTTTCATCCACACCCAGTTCATTTAATTTAGGGATAACAACATCTTTAAACATTTGAATTAAGAAAGTTGCACAATTTATTGCATCTATAGCACTATCTGCAACACGCCCATTTTGCTTGTAAACATCACTTCTAAAGAATGCCATGACAGCATCCCCCATGATTCTATGAACATGCCCATCAAATGAGTTTACGGTTTCAATAGCACATCTAATAATATCATTTTTTATTTTGAAGACAGTTTCAGGAGAGAAGATAACGCCTAATTTTGTTGAACCGATGATATCCATGAAAAGCGTGACTGAATAACCATTCCTTAACTCGCCCTCTTCCATGCCGTCAAAATCAGGATGGCATCCAAAGCTCGACATGAGTTTCCCATGCTTGCCGAATTTATGACGAACTATTTCTTTGACCCCATAGCTTTGATTTTCCGCGCTGAGTTGCATACTTTCAAGGCCGGCAGTGCTTTTGACAAAATTATAAGGCTTCCTGGAATTTTCCGCCCCCACCATAGAATCCATAGCTGATTCCATGAGCGAATCATTTCGCCATCTATACTTAGAATCGGAAATTGTCCTATCCAGACTCTTCTCTAAGTTTGAGTATATATTTTTAATTGACATAAAATCCCTCTCAACAATTTGTTAGAACAATCATGTAAATTGCAAAGCAAAGCACGTAAAACGCAGCCTTGATGAAGGTTATAGCTGTAATCTGCCTTTCATATTTTGACACCAATGCTTTAGAAAGATTATGATTTAGAGCTATTAATTGATTAATTAACTCCAGATCACTATCTTCTCTAAAACTTTTCTTATAATCCTCAAGAACATCATAATTCGCAGCAATATCCACAAATGAAAAAGTATTTCTCCTTGCACTAGCCTTAATATAAGGTGTAACACCATTCAATGAAGATAAAACAGATAAAACCAATAAAAAAATGACAATAACAAATAATAATGACAAGATAACCCTATCTTCCTCAACAGTCACCATATCCATTATTTTTGTGTAATTCGTCGTCAACGCAACAATTATAGCTGATGCTAAACTAAGTAAAATCGTTGATTTGGTATTTGCGGAGCTTAAATAAGAATCAGTGCGAATGATAACCTTTATCATTAGGTCAATTTTTTTATTTAAATCCACTTCGTTCTCTTTGCCAAGCTTTTTCAAAATGATTTCTACCATGGGATTATTCCGATATGTGATTAATGATCGTATTTAAGATGATGTCAACATCTTCATGCGTGCATCCCAGGAGAGCACGTTCCGGATATTTGAGGTCTCTAGCAAATGGATTTGGCCGGTCTTTTAATCCGTACTGATGAATGCGCGCAATGCGCTGCACTTCGCCGGTAAACTCCACCACAGCGCTATTTTCGCGGCCAGTGGCTTTCATGTAGCGGCTTGTGCGGAGCTTCTGGAACATCACCCGTTTAATCCGCCCGGTTTTAGCCCTGAGCGGCTGACGCTTTCGCGCCTGATATGGCGAGCCATCCGGGGCTTTCTGCAGCTTGATACGTTGCTGTTGCGATTTGCGCAGCGCTTTTGCTATCTCTCCGGCCAGCTTCCGGCGCGCAGCCGGTGACAGGGCAGCAATCAGACCATTAAGCCGGTCGTCAAAGGGCTTAAAGTCACTCATCCCATTTGCTCACCAGTTCGCCGTTGATATAGAGCTCTTTTGGCCGGGTGACGTGCTCCGGCAGCGGCGGCTCAGGGGCATAGCTTACGTGCAGCGCGCCGTTTTCCTCTTTGATGAGGGTGCGCTCGGTGAGCTGCAGGCTGATGCTGATATCGACGCTGTCCCCGTCGTTCAAATCCATCTGGAAACGGTAGCCCTTTTTGCGGCCGTCATCGAGCGTGCAGATATCCGGCTGGTTTTCCCTGAGCCATGCGGCCACCGGCACGAAAATCAGGTCAGGGTCGCCCACAAAGTCACACACGATCACATTCAGGGTGTAAATTTTCTCATGCGACAGGGAGGCCGCGAGACGCGCATCGATATTCCCCTCATCGGCAAATATGCGCATCATTTCGGGATTTGTTTCAAGCTGCGGGACGGCTTTAATCAGCGCTTCGCGCAGGCTGCGTGCTTTCTTCATCGAGTTTATCCTGACAGTCTTTGACGGTTTCAACCTGCAGCGCGCACGCGGCGAGCGCGTGCTCAAGCCTGCGAATATCGGCGCTCAGGTCGCCATTAGTGGCCGGGTCGCTTCCCGGCATCGGGCAATAGCTCACCTTCGGGCAGGCGCTGTAAACAATGACCGGCGGAGGCGCAGGCGGCGCGGGTGTGCAGCCGACGCACAACATCAGGCAGCTCAGCGCTATACCAGCGGCGTAAGGTTTCATTCTCATTTATCAGCCTCGTAATGGTTTGTTCACGCCGCACGGCCATTGCACCGGCGGCCAGCAGTTCGCCGCGTAGACTGATCTGCGCGGCTTCATTTCGCCTGGCAATTCCCTGCGAAACGGAAAGCTGATTTTTCAGCATTCCGATTGCGGTTTTTTGTTCCGTGGCGACCCTGTTCGCCCGTTCAAACGAGCGCGTCAGGTTGCCGTTTTCATGACGCTGCCAGAGCACAACCGCAATAAGCGCGGCCAGTAAAAACAACATCACTTTCATTGAATCCCCCTCATGCAGTAAGCACGCTCGCGCGCGCGGCGGTTTTCCAGCCCTTTGTTAATTTCGCCATTCACGTAAACCCAGCGGGTGAGCTGGTCGCACGCCTGCGGCCATTGCTGGCGTTTGATATACGAGACCAGCGTCGACCGGCAGGCCGCGCCGGTTCCCACGTTGAATGAGAAACTGACCAGCGCGTCGTAAACGTGCTGCGGCATTTTCACCGGCGCGCAGACCGCCAGACGTTTCTCGACGTTCAGCACATCCGCGACGAGGTTCGCCGCCGCCTGCCGCTCGGTGATTTCCCCTTTCGGCACGACGCCTGCAGTGTGGCCGATGCCCGACGTCCACACTCCCGCGCTGCACTGGTAAGGCGTCAGGCGACAACCTTCGAGGTCGGCAATCAGCGCCAGCCCCTCAGGCGAGGTGTTAAGCAGACGAAAGTCAGGCATCAGCGCTGCCAGCGCCAGCACGGCGGCCACACTGCAACGTTTAACGATTGATTTCACGAATAGCCCCTTTGTCGAGTCCGAGCGATGTCAGATAGAGGTACGTCTTGCGCTTAAACCAGTAATTGGTCAGCGCGGTAAAAATGGCGCATCCGCCGCCCACGTAAAGCGCCATCTTTTCGGGGGACATTGCCCCGAGATACGCCAGCGCAACCGCCAGCCAGTACGCGATAAACGTGGTGATTTTTTCCATACTCAGTCCCATAGATTCACCGTTTCGGTTCTGGCCGCGCTGTCAGTCTCGGGCAGCTCAACTGCCGTGCCATGTGGCAGGATGACACCGAGCTCGGACAGGCCGGGATTAGCCTCTAAGACGGCTTCGACCACGCCCTCGGTGCGCCCGTAATACCGGGCGCAAATCGCGTCGAGGGTGTCGCCCTGCAGCGCATACGCTTTCATCAGATTTGCCCCACGATGCAGCGCGCTTTGTCCTGAATACGCGCCACAGACCAGCGCATATCCCGCCACATTTCATCGATTGTGCTGTCGATGCTGTCGGCCTTTTTGTCGCCTTTGGCAGTCGCATCCACGCCGCGAAAACGCTCATAAAGCGTGGCCGTCGTCATCGAGCACACGGCGTTGAAATAGTGGAAAACGCGCACACTCTCGCCGTCGAGCTTGTCGGTCGGGACATCCGCCAGCGTGGCGTAACCGGCATCGAGCTGAATTTCGCGCCAGTCGCTCAGCTCCGCGTTAGTCTCCGCAATGGCGGTCTTAATCGCCCGGCGCAGGCGCACGGGGGAAACGGTCTGCTCCAGCCGCATTTCTTCCCGTACGCGCTTCGGATCAACGTCAGGAAAAAACGGGGTGTTTTTGATTACCGGCTCGCTCACGCCCGGTGGCGGTATCACCACGCCCGGCACATCCTGCGGCTCTTTGTTTTGCTCAATAATCAGCGTCGTCATGACAACCTCGGGTAATGGGTGGGCGGTGGACGCCGGTCGCATTCAGGGCAATAAATACCCGCATTGACCGGCGTGCCGCCCGGCTCGGGGAGCGCTCGGTTAACCTGCGGCTTTTGCCGCCTTTGGTGGACGCCCGCGCCGTGCCGCCGGTTTAGCGGCGACTTTGCGCGTGCGCGGTTGAGTCGTTTTGGTTTTCGGTGCCGGTTCGGGTTTTGGCCTGAGCTGGCGCTCCAGCTGCTCAATATCCTTTTTCACCCCGATAGTGCTTTCTAACTGGATCGCACGCTGCAGGTGCGCCAGCGCCTCGGGCAGTTGCTCCGCGTCACGCAGCACGTAGCCGGTGATTTTGTGCAGCTTCGCACGCACGATATCGGGCATATCCGCGCGTTCAGTCAGCGCGATTGTGTCGAGCAGGTTCGATAGTTCGACCGGCTGTTTTGCCGTCAGCAGGCGCTGCGCGGCCAGTGCCACTTCTTCGGCCAGCAGGCACGGCGTCGGACGGCGACCGACCGGCATGGTGAGGCCGTAGGTCATGGCGTAACGGGCGATTTCCAGCGCCCCGGCGATATCGTCAGCATCGAGACGCCAGAGCATCACCGTCATGACGATGTCATCCTGCGCGCCTTTGCCGTTTTCGAGTAAGCCTGCGACCCACGGCAGGTAGAACGGCAGCAGCTCGCGCTTTTTCGCGGCCTTGCGCTCTTTGGAGCTGATTTGTTTTAGCGTGCGGTTGTCTGCGGCCAGCTTAACGAGCATCTGCTCATAGGCAGTTGCATTGCGCAGCGGGACAGCAGCCCGCCGCGCTGTTTCAGAGGCCGAGACCCGCATCATGTGACGCGCTGCGGGACTCGTCATGGCTTACTCCCCGCTTTCCGGCGCTGCAGGTGCAGTGAAGTCACCGAGCTTGATGTTTTCAATCAGGCAACCGGCGGCGTAAGCCTCGACCACATAGTCAACATTCATTGACTCGTAGTTTTCGATGCGGTCTTTCTTCGGGTTCTCGATGATGCTGCGGCGGTGCGCGTCATCCATGAAGTAGATAGACAGGTTATCGAGACGCGTCACCATCAGGGCATTTGCCGGGAAGTAAGGCACGCGCACGGCTGGCAGATTGCCGATACGTTTCTGGCTGATGATGATGTCAGCGGCCAGCGACTCGGTGTTTTCCTGCTCTTTGTTGACGATAGGGAAATACTTATCCGCCATCAGCTTACGGCCAGTGATGACAACCAGCTCCGGGTCATCCTGATAAATCTCGTCAATCAGGTTGCCGGTGGCATCCATGACCAGCGCGTCGAGGTTCGCATAGTCGCCGTTTTTGCCCACGCGGATCACCTCGGAAATGACCTTGCCGTCCTCGTCGGTGATTTTGGACATCACGCGCGCGGGTGCCTGATTGCGGTATTTCTGCAGCCAGCCGATCGCGACGTCCTGCAGCAGTGGATTTTTTTTGCGGTCGGAGGTTGCCGCGCGCTCAATGCCGTTGAAACCGGCCATGATGAAATCCAGCGACTGACGTTTGATAATGGCGTCACGGATACGGGTCTGGAAGTCCTGGAATCGCGCCCACAGGTCGAGCTGTTTGTAGCGGATATGGAAGTCGAAGTTAATCTGGTCACACTCGTATTTGAATGACTCCAGCGCGGTGAAATCAGCGGTTTTACGCTCATCATCACCGGCGGTGTCGGCAGTGCTCGCAATCGTGCCGTTAACACCTACCCCGACCTTTTCGCCTTTCAGCTCGTCGACCGGCACGATGTTGATTTTGGTCAGAAACGCGGATGACATCTGCAGGGTCGTCATCAGGGTTTGCGTGACCGACGGCTCGACGGTGAATTTCTTCGCCACGTCATCGGTGGAAATACCGTTCAGCTCCGCGACGCGGGTCAGGTAGGCATTAAATTTAAAGCGGGTATCTTTACGCATGGTTTTTCCTGTTCGGGTAAAAGGGTTCAGACCGGGCAGCAAGCCCGGCGTGTTATCAGCAGTTCGTCAGCAGCTCGTCCCCCGTACCGCCTTTTGAAAGCTCGCGGCGCGGCTGTAGCTGGCTTTCGGTGTTATCGAGGGAGCTTTTGAGGTCGTTAAACGCCTGCGCGCTTTCTTCCGCCTTGCTGGTCACGTCCTGCTTGAGTTGCGCCAGCTCGGTCTCCAGCTCGGTGACGCGCTGGTCGGTGGCGGTGAGGTTGGTCTGCACCAGCTCGGTGACGGTGGTTACGGCCTCATGCACATCCGCGAAACGGGCGTCATCGCTGGCCTGCTTGCGGCTGAAAATGGCCTTAACCTTATCGGTCAGGCTGTTGAGCATGGTGTCGGGGACGACCTCAAACTCCAGCTCAGCCAGTGAAGCCACAGAGAAAACGTCGTCCGGCTGGTCTTTTTTACCGGCGAGCGGGTTCTGCGCGGCGCGGCTGCAGAATTCGAGGTATTCGGTGCCGAGGCTTGCAGGGTCATCGGTGACGGCCAGGCCAACGAGGTAACATTTGCCGCTGTTCGCAAAGTTCGGGCGGATCTCCATGGAGGTGTAAACCTTCTGTCCGGCCTTAACCATGCTGACCAGTTCGTCGAGCGGGGCGATTTTGCCAAACAGCGCTTTTTTGCCATCGAGCGCAGAGCCATCGCTGATAACCTCCGCCTTAAGCTCGGTCACATCGCCATAACGTTTAAACGGGCTGTCAGGCATCAGTCCCCGGATATGTTCGAGGTTAATGCGGCAGCCGTAGACGCGGGGGTCGAACGTGTCGGCCATATCCTGAATATCATCGCCGCTGATGACACGGCCATCGCAGGTGTCACCTTCGACGCCGATGCGAAACCATTTAGAGACTTTCTTTGCCATTGTTCAGGTGTCCTGATGTTGGGTTTTCGGGTCGGGTTTAGTTTCCCGACTCTGACCCGTATCAGCCACCGCTTACGATCTGATTAGATCCGACACAACAGGCACTTAGCGCGAATAACCCCCCATTTCCTTAGCCTTGCCACGTAACACCAATAAACGAGGCAAGCATGACCATTTCAACTGACCTTTCACTGCTCAATGACCCGCGACGACAGGCGCGGCTGTTGTACTGGCAGGGGTTCGCCGTGCCGCAAATCTGCGACATGCTGCAGCTCAAGCGTCCGACCGTGCAGAGCTGGAAACAGCGCGATGGATGGGAGGAAACCGCCCCGATTAACCGCGTGGAATCCACATTAGAGGCGCGGCTTATCCAGCTCTACGCAAAGCCAGACCTGACCGCGCATGACTTCAAAGTCGCGGATTTTCTGTCGCGCCAGATGGAGCGGCTCGCGCGCGTTAACCGCTACGGCCAGACCGGAAACGAGGTGGATTTAAACCCTAATATCGCCAGCCGCAACAAAGGGGATCGCAAAAAACCCAAACGCAATTTCTTCAGTGAGGAAGCGATAGAAAAGCTGGAAGAGATTTTCTTCGACCAGTCGTTTGAGTATCAGCTCCGCTGGCATAAAGCGGGGTTAGAGCACCGCATCCGCCACATCCTGAAATCGCGACAGATTGGTGCGACGTTCTACTTTGCGCGCGAGTCCCTCCTGCGCGCGCTTAAGACCGGGCAAAACCAGATATTTTTATCGGCCAGTAAAACGCAGGCTTACGTTTTCCGTAAGTACATTATCGCCTTTGCCCGTCTGGTAGACGTCGACCTGTCAGGCGACCCGATCGTCATCGGCAACAATGGCGCTGAGCTGATTTTTCTCGGGACCAATTCCAACACCGCGCAGAGCCACAACGGCGACCTGTATGTAGATGAAATTTTCTGGATCCCCAATTTTCAGAAGCTGCGCAAAGTCGCCTCGGGCATGGCCTCGCAGTCACACCTGCGTACAACCTATTTTTCGACCCCGTCGACGCTGGCGCATGGCGCTTACCCGTTCTGGTCAGGCGAGCTGTTTAACCGTGGCCGCAGCAACCGCGACGAACGTGTCGACATCGACATCAGTCATCAGGCGCTCGCCGGTGGCATGTTGTGCGGGGACGGACAGTGGCGGCAGATTGTCACCATTGAGGACGCGCTCGCCGGTGGCTGCACCCTGTTCAACCTCGACCAGCTTAAGCAGGAAAACAGCGCGGATGACTTCCGTAACCTGTTTATGTGCGAGTTCGTCGACGATAAGGCGTCGGTATTCCCGTTCGAGGAGCTGCAGCGCTGCATGGTCGATGCGATGGAAGAATGGGAAGACTTCGAGCCGTTCGCCGACCGTCCGTTTAACTGGCGCCCGGTCTGGATTGGCTATGACCCGTCACACACCGGCGACAGCGCCGGGTGCGCGGTACTGGCTCCGCCGCTGGTTGCCGGTGGCAAGTTCCGCATCCTTGAGCGTCACCAGTGGAAAGGAATGGACTTTTCCGCGCAGGCCGAGGCCATCCGGGCACTGACCGAGAAATACACCGTCGACTATATCGGCATCGATGCGACCGGCATCGGCCAGGGTGTTTACCAGCTCGTGCGCTCATTCTTCCCGGCGGCGCGCGCCATCCGCTACACGCCAGAAATGAAAACCGCAATGGTGCTGAAAGCAAAAGACACCATTCGCCGCGGGTGTCTGGAATATGACGCCGGTGCAACCGACATCACACAGTCATTTATGGCTATCCGCAAAACCATGACCAGCAGCGGCCGCAGCGCCACCTATGAAGCCAGCCGCAGCGAGGAAGCCAGCCACGCGGATATCGCCTGGGCGACCATGCACGCCCTGTTAAACGAGCCGCTTTCCGCCGGTAGCGGTATGCACTCCACCTCAATTCTGGACATTAACTAAGATGAAAAAACGCCAACAGAAAAAGCCAAAACAGACCAGCATGACCGCCAGCGCACCGCAGAAAATGGAGGCATTCACCTTTGGCGAGCCTTCCCCGGTTCTCGATCGCCGCGACATTCTCGACTATGTTGAATGCATCAATAACGGCAAATGGTACGAGCCGCCGGTCAACTTCTCCGGGCTGGCAAAAAGCCTGCGCGCCGCCGTACACCACAGCTCCCCGATTTACGTAAAGCGCAACATTCTGACCAGTACCTTTATCCCGCACCCGTTGCTGTCGCGTCAGGACTTCAGCCGCCTTGTGCTCGATTATCTGGTGTTTGCCAACGGCTATCTCGAAAAGCGCATGAGCGTGACCGGCCAGCTCTTTAAACTGGAAACCTCCCCGGCCAAATACACCCGCCGTGGCGTTGAGGATGGCGTTTACTGGTACGTGTCGGACTACACGCACCCGCACCAGTTTGCACCCGGTTCGGTGTGCCATTTGCTTGAGCCCGATATCAATCAGGAGCTCTACGGGATGCCGGAATACCTGAGCGCGCTCAATTCCGCCTGGCTGAATGAATCCGCCACGCTGTTTCGTCGCAAGTATTATCAGAACGGCGCGCACGCTGGTTACATCATGTACGTGACCGACGCGGCGCAGAGCAGCACCGACGTTGAGGCGCTGCGCTCCGCGATGCGGGACTCGAAAGGACTCGGTAATTTCAAAAACCTGTTTTTCTACGCCCCGAACGGGAAACCGGATGGCATTAAGATCGTGCCCTTGAGTGAAGTCGCCACGAAGGATGATTTTTTTAACATCAAGAAGGTGAGCGCCGCTGACCTGCTCGACGCGCACCGCGTGCCGTTCCAGCTGATGGGCGGCAAGCCTGAAAATATCGGCTCGATGGGCGATATCGAGAAGGTGGCGCGGGTGTTTGTGCGTAACGAGCTGACGCCGCTGCAGGAGCGGTTTAAAGAGATTAACGATTGGTTAGGAATGGAGGTGATCCGCTTTAAGGATTACAGCATCGAGACTGACTAAACCCGCCACAAAATGCTGCCTCCGGGCGGCATATCCTCAGACCTCACCAGACGCAGCACACGCCACGCAACCCCGCGAACACCTTACGATTCAACCTGACCACTCATCGCGCCGCCACGACGCGCACAGACGCGCAAAATAAATCCTGTCACCACGTCTGGCGCGCAGTGCTATCCCCGCCTCGCCTGCGCGCTTAAGGGGTCGGTTTTAATGCAGTTGCATGATTAATCTAGACTCAAGCCAGCGCTACATTCACAAGCCATTAAAAGGAGAACTTTACACATGCAAAAAAATGCATGTCACGCATGCCAAGTGAAGAGCACCACCTATTTTAAATACTCAGAAATATCCACTCCGAATTTTTCAAGGTTTGCTTCCGCATGAAATAGAACGAAATTAAATTTTTTTGAAAGTTCCTCAAGCTTAGACTTTGTAGCGGGTGCGACCTCACTCCCAACGATAACCCCATCAATGCAACAATCTTCTAGCTGTAGTGCCCTGCCGAAACCAATATCATCTCCCTCTAATTGACATAGACTTCTTAATTCATTTTCATGGCACCACTCTTTGTGCTTATACTTTGGGATCCTAAATAAAAGTTCATCATCCCTTACTTTTCTATAAGAATATGCATGATCCATTGAATTTATTTCAATCCCATCGCTCCCATATTCCACTTCATCAAGCCTTATGCGAGACTTAAGAAGTCGGTTACGATTATATATAATACAAAACCCTTTCATTCCTTGACAGTAATAGCCCCACATCAACCGACTATCGGGTTTTGTAGTAAACGAAGCTATCGCAACTATACTCCTGAAATCCTTTATGAAATCACCGAAGAAATCATAGGCCCTAAACCGTTCAAGCATGAATAACTTTTCTTTTAAAATATTATCCGAATATAAATTATACAAAAAATCCGTATTCAACACCTGTATGTGATCACATAGTGGACTATTTTTAGCAAAACATTTAATCCAGAGTGTAAACCACTCGCCTTCACTCAACTCACCCAATTCATTTCTATTACTTTTAGCATAAACCTCAAATGGATCATTGAGACTGCTAATTGCGGCATGCCAAATAACAGATTCAGATATTTCCTCTAAAGAGTAATTTCTTGCAGTACCATCTTCAACTCTTGTCACATCAGGCCTGTAACGAAATGCATGGGTATCTACTCCAACCCCCGCAGAAAGAAGAGAAGAAGGTAATGTACATAAAGAATCGGACATGGCTAACTATCCTTGTGAATCGAAATGTGGAGAGACTAAATTGTCCCAATTACTAAATAATGGCAAGCAGGTTAGATAGAATATAAAGCAACATGCATAAACAGCGGATGGAGAATAACAATGATTTATTGACATTCGGCCATGTGCTAGGTCATGTCTGTATGATGGGCCACCTTTCATATTGAAGAGCAAATCGATTAACAAGACTATCCTTGGACCAAAAACATCTTCCATATAGCTTCTATTATTAGAGAGAATCTGAGATAGGCTTGTAGCCTCTTCAAAAAGCTGAGTATCAATTTTTGTTGTTTCTTTTTTATTTGATTCTAGTACCCAACGCACTGAGTTTTCAAGTTGGGGAATTAACAAATAACAAGCAGACATATAATCCCCTTGCCACAATCTATAAAATCCGAGAGAGAAAATTTCCGCGTGACCAGGAGGCACAAAAAGACTTTGAAAGGTTATTACATCGAATGAATTCTCATTCAATGAAAACTTATCCACAATATCTGTACGTATAACTTCAAACTCACCTCCAATATATATTTGATGATCAATTTGACAACCTCTCAAGTAATTAGCACAAGCTTGTTCGTAAGAAATTTCATCTGACGATGAAATAGGTTTTCTGTACGCAACCAAGCGCCCCTTTTCATCAAGAACATCAGAACCCACCATGCTAAGGAAAGCATATTCTTTAGCATCGCGCTTGGCTTTTTCTTTAAGATCACCTATATCAGGAACACTAAATCTTATAAGCATTCTTTTATATATTTCAGATAGTTTCAAATCAAGATAATCTTCTTTAACTTGCTTAACGACATCACTCAGATCTAGCGGAGATGAAAAAACATACATCTCATCATTTATTAATTCTCTCTCAATCTCTAACCTTGACCTTATATATGAAATTTTATCCCCCATACCTCCAATACTTCTATACTCTCCTAGAGCAGTCCGCAACCAATGAACTTTATTCATAGCCGAATCAGCTTTATCATATTGGATCAATGTCAATTCAGCACATTTTATTAGGCATTCTTTATGTTGCTCATTTAAATTTTTACGTAAAAAAAGCTCAGCGGAAAATGATAGTAATTTTTTAACAGCCTCAAAATACGCACTATGGTAATGGGTGTCAGCCATCACCATTCCATTATTAGCTAGAGATACGGCATCTATTATACTATATTTATATAACAATCCCGAAAGTCTTAAGAATCCATTAAAAAGCTGTTTTTCAAATAGAATATCATAGAGTCGCCTTGCGGAATCAATAATAGGGTTATCAAAAACTTTCTTCTTTCCGCTGAGCATGGAAGCTAAAGCCAGACCTCGCTCAAGGGTATCAATAATGTCAAACAGACTTGAATCAATCGCACGGTAGTCAACAGTCAACTCATCGCAAACTTTATTGATAATTTGAGCATACGCGCAAACAGCTTTATGACCTGAATCTGCATCCCTGCGATTATTAAGCCATAAGACATCACACACCCGCGAGATAACAAAGGGATTATCTGTCTTATTTTTTATATGAGAAAGTATGCTTTTATATTCACTATCGAAATCAGAAGGTCGACTACCTCTTCGGCTATAAAGTAATAGCTTAGGTTCAAAACCAATTATGTCACCGGCGTGTGAAAAGCGAAAACTAAAAATAGCGTGTAAAAAATAACATAATTTCCAAGAGGATTCATCGCCAGAATCTTTATATTCTTTGGAGAGTGAACGAAAATAGGATTCCATTTCATAAGCAGAAAAATAATTTGGGGTGGCTAATATAGATGAATAATTGCTATTATCTACATCATCATTTGTTATATGAAAAACATCATCTTCCATAAGCAAACCTTGCGCAGCTCAAAAAATATGTTGCCACATATAATAGTTCTTCTCAGTAGGTTATGCACTCCCGAAATCAGACGGAAATCCTTTCCACTCATCATTGACACTCAAATTAAACCGTCCCCCACCGTAGACGAGCGCAGCCCCACGCGCCAGCGCCTGAAGTTCCCATCTCTTCGGTGTGATGCCCTTCTGCGACAGTTCGAAGAGGATACGCGGAATCTGCGCCCGTTCAGCTTTCGTCATTCGCGCCGATGGCGCTATCTGGTGCGGTTTTAACGGCTCGCCGTTTTTTTGCTGGCGATTTGATCGCGGTGGGTTGTGTTTTAACACACCTCTGAGTGACGTCACGACTTCAGGATCATCCCAAGCGATAACTCCGTCATCAACGAGATTCAACACCGCTGCGGCTTGCTCAGACGGTGTCGGTGTCATAATTGGATCGCCACAGCCGGTGAGCTTTCCACAGTTATTGACAGGACTCCGAGGCGCGGCAGAGCCGCTTTTTAAGGTCAAAGGCTCAACGGCCAAAACCTTTGGAACGATGCGCCATTCGGCTGTACGGGTTACATGAACACGATGAGCCCCGAGGTGAGGGGCATAAATCCCGACAACCCTCTCGATATCTTCCTCGTACTCGTTGACCTCATCTGTCACCTTACGGGCGACCCTGACGGCCTGAGCATCACGCGGCATGTTTGCCCCACCCTGCGCGATGATGTACTGGTCAAATTCCCCTGCATCTGCAGCCGCTCGCGCGGCCTCGACCCTGTCGTCAAATTCACTGGCAATGCTCACTCCGCGCGGCAGCTTTCGCAGTTCGCGGTAGGCGCCCATCGTCGGGAGGCCAATCGGTTTAAACTGCGGGATGCGCCATGTAGACGCCCATGCGGTGACGGCTGCGGCCGTATCTTTCAGGGGCTTGCCGGTGTCGTGGTCGAGCTGGCCGTCGAGCGCGTAGCCGTCGATATTTTTGGCAATGTATTTAGCGATATAACCCGCCGCGCCGCCCTGATTAAGATGACGGGACTCAACGCGCTGTTTTGCCGCGCCCTTTTCGTGTCCGTCCTCTTTAAGGGCATAACGACGCATGATTTCGTTGATGACTTTACGCTGACCGGGTTTGCAAAAAAGCATCATGTGCCAGTGAGGCGTGCCGTCGTGGTGCGGTTCGACAACGCGCAACCCGTAAACCTCTAAATCGTTATCTTTGAACGCGGTACGCATCAGGCTCCAGATTCGGCAGAGATAGCGCTGGCCGTCTTTTGGCGTAAATGCGGTGTCGTTCCAGCCGTGATTGAGCTGCACTGTTTTGTTTTCGCCTTTGCCGACCTGTCGGGTCGGATGGTATTTCGAGGGCGTGGTCAGGGTGATAAACATCCCCACGTCACCGGCGCTGGCCGCGTAGCGCTCAATCCCGGCGATGGTATTCATCAGCTCCATGCGACGTATTTCAGGGTTAGAAATACTCCCCATAACCTTGCTGATGAGGTCGATACGTTCACCGGTGACTTTGTTTTCCAGCTCGCAGGATTTCAGGTATTCGAGATTAGCTAGGCGGCGCGCGTGAACGTCTCGGATCGCCATTTTACTGGCGTAGGGTGAACGGTCTTTGTTGACTTCACCGGCAGCAATAAGCAGCGCCTCGCGCCAGCGCATTCGCTGCGCCTTAAGCTGGTTGACCCACCACTCGTCTTTAATCAGGCGGGAAATAACGGAAAATGCCATGCGGATCGTCATCTGACCCTTGCGGTATTTTTTCCAGTACATCGGGGTAAAGTTGAAAGCGCGCGCGACACCGGCAACCTTTCCGTATAAATGCGCCTGCGCCTCATCAGTGAAAAGGGTTTCTTTGCCGCCGTGCGCGTGCGCCCAGGCGTCGCTCAATTCCTCGTATCTGCTCCAGAGCTGCGAGGCTATTCTGGCCGCAAACCTCCTGAGCTCTTTGTCATTCATCTCCGGCAGGCGTGCATATTCATCACGCGCAGACATAAACCCAATCGAGGCAGATTCATTCATCCCGCACAGCTCATTAACACGCTCAAGACGCGGCAGCAGCTTACGCTCAAACGTGTTTTTGAGGAAATACAGCCCACCTAAAGGGCTCTTTTTACGGCGGATGAAGTTATAACGCGATGTAAACAGCGTTTGCAGGAAAAACGGCAGACGGTCAATCCGGTTTAAAACACCTTGCACCTGACGGAGTTCGGCACGTGTAAGGGGTCTGTCGCGGCCAATGGCCTCTTTGATGACGTTATTCCAGGGATAAGCACCAACGAATGAATCACTGGTGCCCTTCAAAAATGGTGGTGGTGGCGAGGGGGCAACACGCCCCCGAGGTTCGTTGGACATATTATTTAAAAGCGTCCAGACATTGCTTCCCCATGCGTTCAATCCGAGCTTCCAAAGCTGAGAAGCCGGTAAGATCGCTGGTCAAAAGATCATGCAAAACCAAGCCTGAGATAAGCTTAGGGATAGTTGGGTAGTAACCCACAACGTCCAACCATTCCTTACCTTCATTCTTCCCGGATATAGCGGTCTTTTTTTCCTGCAAAATGAATTGATAGCGGTCACTTGTGATGACGTATTGGTTATTAATCTCGATGCGTATGCTCATTTTTGCTTCCTGTTAACAGTGGTTAACCAGCTCTACCGAAAAATGAGTTGTGTAACTTTTCCGACTCCTGGCCTAATAACTCGATAATCTCGGTGCGATTAAGTTCTGACTTACTGATGTACGCGATAAGCCCATCAAACTGAGAAGAGTAACGGGTCGCCAAGTCGCGCTGTGCCTCGCTTACTGCCTGCGCCAGATGTGCCGAACACATCCCCCGCTGCGCTGTATTTTGTTTTTGCATTTGCCTCTCTCCAGACAAAAGGAGTCCCCACGCTGTAAGGCGCGTAATAAAACGAATCCAGATTAATTAATGTAAATACTGCTCAGGTTTTACCGAGGTTAAAATAGTTGGTGCGTACTCAAAAAGGCTGAACAGCTCTCGCAGCGCGCGGAAAAGTTTGTCGCGCCAATAACAGCCCTCTTCGTTCAAACGCCAGTGCGGCATCATAAATTCCTGCTCTGTCAGCCCCGCATGAAGAAACAGTGATCGCCTTTGGCTAACGGTCAGGCGGCTGATGAAAGTTGCTTTCGACACGCCAAGTTGGCGGTGCCGGGCGAATGCATTTCTCAATTCATCAAGCGCGCAAACAAGACGCTCACGATCGGCTTCGGTCATTTCCTCTAAGCGCATGACAGAGTGGCGCTGTTTTAATTGTGCGTGGAAACAAACCGTAAGACGCTCCCGCTCCATCATCTGATTGTAAAAATCGCAAGTGTCCTGCCAGCGAGGCTGAGCCAAATACTTGCAGACCAGACCGCGAAGCGCTGTTGGTTGTTTCTGGATCACGTCCAGTGTCATTACCGTCATAACCACAGTCCTCTCTTTTTGACCAGACGGCGAACCTTCTCGATAACGCCCAGCTTACGGGTTCGGATGATTATGCCCTTGCGGCCGCGACCGTGAGTGATGGTGAAGTTGATCGGATTAGGGTTTTCTCTTCGAAGCAACTGTGCAATACAGCGAGGCTCTTTCATAAATTCTCCTTAGGGAGTCGGGTTTTAACCATGCCCGACACATGGCCTTGTGATAGGATCGAATCGCCAAAAACAAGCCAATCACATGAGGTATTTCATGACTAATCAACAAAATGATGAATTAATTGCCACTCTAAAATCAGCCATTGCATTGGTTAATTCTTCCTCTGATGCGATCTCTAATCGTGAGAAGGCTGAGGAAATCAACAAACTCTCAATCCAGTTGAGAGAGGCAGTTCAATCTAAAATGCCTGTCACGCATAAAAGCTTTTTAGATATCAACTAAGCTCAAATACTGGTGGGGTTTGCCATAACCCCACGTTCTTTTGCTAAAAATTCTAGATACAGACCTGCAATCTCCTCATAGGCAACATCAAGTTCAAAAACTTCTCCCGACGTCAGATGCACCTCAACTTTGTCGGCTGTTTCAGTGCGCTCACGGATAGCGGCCACGCTTTTTAAGTCGATCAGCACCCGCATACCATTAGTGATATGACGAATGCAGCCATGCTTTATTGGTTTTGACATGCAATTTCTCGATTGAATTTGAATGGATTAGATGAATTTAATCACCGTGAAGGTTGACCTAAGCCGAGCCACATCAACCAACCATCGCGAATCTCTCTAGGACGGCTTTCATATGCCATCTTCATACCGTTGTTCCATGCAGGAAGGTAGACCCAATACTCCCCAGCTCTTCCAGTAGCAGATTGTGGGTCGGTCATTTCAATGATTGGTAATTTGCCTTTCTCAATCATCCCTTTTACGGCCGCCGGGGTTTTACCTATCAGGCGTGCAAACTCCTGATATGGAACTGCGTCAGTAGCGCTCTCTAACGTCTTCTTCATCTGGTACACTTCTCCGTTAGCGTTTTAATTGCTCTTAATGGCTTATAATTGCCTTTAGTGTAACTACGAATGCAAAACAATGGATACCATGAACATAAAATTACGCAATAGGAGTAATTATGTCAATACACGTTTCAGAGAAGCTAAAACTCATGCGGGAGTCAGAGAGGCTAAACCGTAGGGAAGTCAGTGACTTGACTGGCGTTCCTTATAGTTCACTTTCGAGCTATGAAAGCCGCTCCAAAAATGCAGGTGTGGAATCCATAATGAAAATTCTCCAGCACCCTCGTTTCATGAAATACACGATGTGGTTTATGACTGATCAAATAGCACCTGAAGCTGGGCAAATTGCACCGGCTCTCGCGCACTTTGGGCAGCAGACAACAACGTCACCCCACTCAGACCAGAAAACTGGCTAACCATTTACGGCGCTTTTTTGTGCAGCAAATGCACAGTGAGTTTTTGCTATTTAAATCAGGAAATTGAAGTACGCAGTAACATCATCGGGAGGCTTTATGTCTGTTAAAAAGCTCGATGATGGTCGATATGAAGTGGACATTAGACCGAGCGGGCGTAACGGAAAACGCATCCGTCGGAAGTTCGACAAGAAAAGCGAGGCGATGGCTTTTGAAAAGCACACTCAATATAACCATCACTCAAAGGAATGGCTTTCAAAACCAACGGACAAACGTCAATTGTCAGAACTGAAAGAGTTGTGGTGGAAGCTGAAAGGTAAACATGAGGAGCACGGTCAATCGTATCTCAGGAAAATTGAGCGTTTCGAAACGATGACCGGTAACCCATGCGCTTTCCAGATCACCAAGAGCCTGATAACGCAATATTGTGCTCAACGTAGGGGTGAAGGTATTAAGCCAACTACCATCAATCGCGACCTGATTACGCTAGGAGGGATGTTCACTACCCTGATTGAGTCAGAACTGTATAACGGTGAACATCCATTCAGGGGATTCAAAAAACTGAAAGAGCAGACAGCCGAAACGGGCTATCTCACTCTTGAGGAAATTGACGCCCTACTAGCTGCGCTCACAGGTGATAATCGTAAAATTGCGGTTTTGTGTTTGAGTACCGGTGCAAGATGGGGAGAAGCTGCGCGATTGAAGGCGGAGAATGTGATTCATAACCGGGTGTCTTTCGTTAAGACGAAAACCAACACACCGCGCACGGTCCCGATCTCTGATGACGTTGCGGCTTACGTAGTCGGCAAAACACGAGGTTTTCTGTTTCCTGAGGCCAGTTATGCTGACTTCAGGCGAACCCTCAAAGAGGTTAAGCCCGATTTACCGGCCGGACAAGCAACACATGCGCTACGACACTCTTTCGCGACGCACTTTATGATTAACGGGGGCAACATCATCACACTGCAGAGGATCTTAGGTCATACGAAAATTGCGCAGACAATGGTCTATGCGCACTTCGCTCCTCAGTACCTGCAGGACGCGATTTCGCTTAACCCGTTGAAGGGTGCTAATGGTGGTCAGAGTGTCCACAATGTGTCCACACCCTAG